ATCCGGAGCGCCGGTACGAACTGTATCTCGACGGAAAGGTCTTCATTTTCGTCGACGAACGGGAATACTCCATTACCTACAACGCGGGATATGCAGCCGTTCCTCCCGATGCGGCACAGGCCGTAATCGAGTGGACGGCACAGCGCTACAAGTCTCGGATGAGCATCGGACAGACCAACATCCACCAGGTGACTGGCGAAACGGTGACCACACCCGAAAGCGAGATTCCGTTGTCGGTCAAGAGGGTAATCGAACGGTACCGACGGTATGATCCGCTACAAACGCCTCCGGAGCGAGTGGCCTTGCTCGATATGAGCAAGAAACTGGATTTGGCTAAGGCGCGGAAGCGGTAAACCGAAGGAGCGGCGGCCCACCTCCGGCTACGGTTCCAGTCTTATAACGAGCAGCTTCCCAACCTGTCCGCCCAGGTCATCGGGTCGCCTAGGTCTGCACCAACTGGATTCGGCAGACTCACACCGTCCGGAACAACAGTTCGTTTTCAATGTTTGGCGCGGCGGGATGGCTCCCGCAAGCCATAAGAATAAGTATGGTCCTCTTTACCCTCGATAAGACCTCCGTCGATTCCACCGTCTCCTACATCGATCATCTCCAGGAACGCATCCTGGTGGGCGTCCGGGTGGGAATGAAGGACGGGGTCAAAGGGCTGGCACAAGCCGAAGTGGAAGCGGCAGCGGCGCATCCATCGGACCCTCGGAGCAAGCCCAACGACATGCTTGCCAACATCCTGGGCAGATCGGGAAGAGTGATCGAAACGGACGACGATATCAATGCCATCTACAAGCCCAGGAACGCAGGCAAGCAAGCCCATTACTGGCTGGAATATGGCTATCACGTGCCCGCCGTCGGGAGCACAATTATGAACATGATCGTGGGCATGCGCGCCCCTGGCGTGTATCGGGCGCACAAAGAATTCTCCGTACCTGCCCGGCCCTTTTTCTTCAGTATTGGCGAGGGATACCAGGGGCAGTTCTTCGAGAAGATTCAGGCGCGCGTTCGGGAGGCCATGAGTGCCTAGCCAGCTATCGGTTATAGACCGCGAGCCAATCTATGCCGCCCTGTTCAGTCTGCTGGTGGCGAATCTCCAGGGGTCACCCCCGACCTTCGTAACGGTCGGCAGGCGCTACATTCCGCCTCCCGCGCTGGGACCGGCTCAGCAGCCCGCCCTATTCCTCGTCGAAGCGTCGGAAGACACGAACCCGCGCCCGCAAGGCACGGCAGGCAAGAAGACGCTCAGCGCCCTACTCATCGTGCATTGCTGGGAATCGGCCATCAATCAAACTCCAGGACAAGAAACGTCGCTGGCGGCCACCCAGATTAATGCGCTGCTGAATGCTATCGACACGGCGCTGCTGCCTTCATACCCAGCCGATTCGCAGGGACGCCTGACCCTCGGCGGCCTGGTCCAACACTGTTGGATCGAAGGCGAAACGCGCATAGACCAAGGCATCTTCAGCCAGCAGGCGAGCGTGCATATCCCGCTCAAGATTTTAGTTCCATAATTTTTCCCCGGCGATTCAGAAGCGCCAATCTCAACCCCCAACAAAAAAGGAGTATTACCAAGTGCCCAATTATCAGTTCGGCAGCGGCGTTCTCGTGGCAGTTCCGAACGCCGGAAACCTCGCAGCCAATCCCACGCCCTATATGGTCGGCACCCTTCAGGAGTGCAACATCAACGTCAAAGGCGACATCAAGAAACTCTGGGGCCAACAGCAAATGGCCGTTGCCAAAGCGCGCGGCAAAATCGATGTGACATGCAAAGGCAAGTTTGCCACCCAGGACCCCACCATGCTGAATCAGCTCTACTGGGGACAGACCCAGACCACCGGCATGCAGATCTTGGCAGCCAACGAAGCCTGGACCATCGGCGGCGGATCGCCTCCCGCGGCCACCGTCACAGTCACTAACGCAGCGAATGCCACCACCGATTTTGGTGTCCTGAATGCGGCTACCGGGCAGCAGTTTCAAAAGGTCCCAGGCACGCCCGCTATCGGCCAGTATTCCGCGCCCACCCCGTTTCTGGGCGTATACACATTCTCGGCTGCGGACGAAGCGGCCAAGACCCAGATCTATATCAGCTACACCTGGCTGAATGCCGCCCGCGGCACCACCGTCGCTCTGGTGAACCAGTTCATGGGCTACGCGCCGGAATTCCAGGCGTTCCTGTTCAACTCGTTTCAAAGCCAGATCATGGGCATTCAACTGAATTCATGCATGATGGGCACGTTCTCCATCCCCACCAAGCAAGAAGACTTTTGGATTTCCGATCTGGAATTCGATGCCTCTTGCGATGCGGCTGGCGTGCTCGGTTACATGTACGCGGACCTCGGTTAATCCGTTATGGACGAGACCAGATCGCAATACGACGGCACCCCCGTCTACATGGCCGGAAAGACCTGGACAATTCCAGGCCTTTCCGTGCGGCAGTTCAAAAAATACTTCCCGGTCCTGGCGAAGTCCGCGGACATCCCCAAGGATGCGCCCATCGAAGACGTCAGCCGCATGCTCAACGAGGCACTGGATGAGCGCTTGCCCGTGATCCTAGCGGCCATCCAACGAAACTATCCGGAAGTCACCGAGGAGCAGTTGCTCGACATGGTTGACGCGAACAACGTTCCAGCAATCATGAAGGCAATTTCCCTGGGCTCCGGACTCCGGCCGGCCAAGCCGGGGGAATAGGCGCCGGCCCGCAGAAGATCGACTGGGACTGGTTTTACTTGCGCCTGGTCCGCGCCGCCGGCTGGTCGCTCGAATATATCGACGCCATGAGTGTGTCACGGGCGTTTGATATGGCATCCTCGCTGAATCTGCATCCGTCGGCCGACGAAATTCTGGCTGCGGTGTATTTAAAAAAACAGGAGAAGGCGAAACCCAAGCCCCAGACGCGCGATGATGCTCTTGCCCAGATGACCGCGTTCTCGGGGAGTGTGGGTGGAATGCAGGCGTCCATGAAGTTGCCGCCACATCTGCGCGCGATGGCGGAACAGGCATTGAAGGTGCAAGCGAAACTCGGTAAGTATTCGGTGAATTAGACAATGGGTGCAATCCTCGAAATCGGTTCCAGCGTCAACATCGCTCCCATCAAAATGGGAATGGAAGATGCAGAGGCTGCGGTGCGTAATGCGGCGGCTGAGATTGGCGGGGCCTTCGCTGGGCTGGCCGCGGATTCGGAAAAATCCGTAGCTCAGATTGCATCGGCCTGGGTGACCGTAGCTGAAAGCTCGCTTGCGGTCAAGGCCGCACAGTCGGATGTGCGGTCGGCAACAAGGGCGGCAGCCGAAGCCGAAGACGGGGACACCGCGGCGCTGGCGCGTTTGGCACTAGCAAAGAGAGCCGCGGCTGTTGCGTCGGCAACACAGACTGCGGCCATTAAGGCGGCTACTGTAGGCGTCGTCGAAGAAGAAGGCGCCCTGGCGGGGCTGACTGAACGGCTGATCGGCTCGGCCGAAGCGGCGAAGCTGGCCCAAGGCAGCATGGCCGGATTTGCAGGGCTCGCCGGACTGCTGGGCGGAGGCGTGCTGATCGGATTCTTTGCCCACATGGAAGACGAAGCTGCCAAGAGCGTCGTCGAACTGGGTCACCTCAGCACCCAGACGGGCATCGACATCCAGACTTTGGCTGGGTTACAGCAGGTAGTCCGGGAGATGGGGGGCGACTTCGAAGGCTTCGGCGGAGGCCTCCGCAAAATGCTCCGCGCGCAGGAAGAGGCCGTGGCCGGGAACGCCAAGGCCGCGGCTGCCTTTGCGCACCTGGGAATCAGTATCGACGATCTGAAGACGCTGGAACCGGAGGCTCTGCTCTATCGCTTAGCGGATGGCGTGCAGAACGTGGCCAGCCATGCGGTCCTGGCCGATGCATCTACTGCGATCTTCGGCAAGGGATGGGCGACGGTGATTCCGGTTCTCCGCGAGAGCGGCGCCGAACTGGAGACCCTGGCGCACAAAGCCGGCCTTGCGTCTGCAGTGACCAAAGATGCTGCGGCGGCAGCTCGGGAATGGACGCGCGACACTGCGGAATTGTCGCAAATGCTACGCTCTTTCGAGGTCGCCGCGCTGGAACCGTTGCTGGTCCTTATCAAGGCTCTAAAGCTCGGCTTCGAGGTAATGGGTGTTGTGGCGGCAACTGTTGTTCGGACGCTCATACAACCATTTGCCGCGGTGGCCCAGGGGGCCAGCGATCTGTCAAAGGTCCTCCGCGACACCTTCAGCGGCAACGTTTATGCCGTCCAGGGCGACGTGGAGCAGATGAAAAAGCATTGGGTGGACTCCTGGAAGCAGGGAGCGGCGGACATCGAGGGCTATTGGGCCAGACTGAAAGCAGACCGGGATGCGATGTTCTTTGCGCCTCCGCCACAGGAGGAGAAGAAGCAGACCGGCTTGGACGTCCCCGAGCCCGGCACAGAGAAGCCCGGCAAAGACAGCCGTCTCGACGACATCGAAATCAAGGACCAGGAGACGCACGCGCTGGCGCTGCTCGAAATTGAGCGCAAGCGCTACGAAGAGGAAGCCAAGCTGCGCGGAGATTCCGCGCTACAAATCGAAGCTCAATTACTGGCATTCAACGACCGTGAGCTAAAGATCAAACAGAACGCCATCGCCCAACTCCGGGAACTCGACAAGCAAAAGAACGCAGATGAGCGGGACGCCACTCTCGCGGGGCAGGCCACTGCGGCGGAAGATCATGCCGCTCTTCAGCGCGTGGAAATCGCGGCGCGTGCGAATGCCCAGATCGTCCAAGACGGCAAGGCGAGCGAGCAGGCGCTGGAACGCGTTCTGCGCCAACTGACCGAAGCCCAGCAGCGGGAGATGGCCGCCGAGAGCGCGGAAGCGCGGAAGCGGCTGGAAGAACGCGAGCGGGATATGCGCGAAGAACTGTCCTTCGAAGCGGAAATGAATAACAGGGCGCTGGAAGCCGCGATCAAGAGCGACAACGACCGCGTCAAGCACCACCAGATGACGGCACGGCAGTGGGAGCAGGCCGAGGTAGCCGCCGTCGAAGAGTGGAAAGCGCGGGCCATCCAAATTCTCGAACAGGAAGCCCAGCAAGAACTCGCCATCAACGGTCGCGAGACCACCGAATACAAGCGGCTGAAGGATCAAGAAATTGAAATTGCACAGCAGGCCGCCAACAAGATCGAGCAGATTCAGCAGCAGGAAGAAGACAAGATAGCCCAGACCGTCGCCAAGGCCTGGCAGCAGATGTCGAACACCATTTTCAACGGCATCAATCAATGGATCACGCATCAGAAGACATTTGCCCAAGCCATGGTCCAGGTTTGGAATGGCCTGGTAATGGACGTGGTGAAGCAGATCGAGCAGATCGCAGCGAAGCAGATCGAGCAGAATCTGATCATGACGCTGGCAAATAAGATCTTCGGCACACAGACCACCGCAGACAGCGCAGGCTCGAACGCGGCGAAGATCGCGCAGAACAGTGCGGCAAACGTTTCGATAGGCACCAGCGATGCAGCGGTCGCGGGTGCGGCGGCTTTCGCATCCGTCATGGAGGCGCTGCCCTTCCCCGACAATGTAGTGGCGGCACCCGAAGTGGCGGCGGCGGCATCCGGAGAGGGTATGGGCTGGGCATCGGCGGCGGCATTTGAGACGGGCGGTATTATGCCGCGCACCGGCATGGTCCTGGCACACGAGAAAGAAGGCATCCTTCCCCGGCCTCTCACCGAAATGCTTTTGAACACAGCCAATAACGGCGGAGCTTCAGGCGGATCTTCCCAGGGCGGCCACACCTTCCACGTAAACTATCAACCCGTCATCAATCACCCGGTCACGCGGAACGATTTGGACCAGCACACCGATTATCTCTTTGCGAGGATGAGGCGCATGTCGAATGCGTTTAACTCGTAAGCAACCGCACGCCTAAAGGCGGCGGCTTTTAACTGAGCCATGCGACGATTCGCACAACTCGCTAAGTCGGGTGCGGGGCACCCTCACCGGGCTTACGGCCGGTCTACTCCGAATTACCAGAGCAGCGTTCCAGTCGGCGTGCGCCGCGAATCCGCAGGACACACACCGGAACTTGGATTGGTTGGGCCGGTTGCGCTTTTCCACACAACCGCACGCGGAGCACTCCCGCGATGTATTGCGCGGATTGACAAGTGCCAAGGGAACACCCGCCAGCGCAGCCTTGTACGAAATAAAAGCGAGCAACTGGTGGAAGGCCCAACTGTGGAGAATTACTCGTTGCTTGCGTCTGCAAACCGTATCCACGCGGTCCCTAATACCCGAAAGGTCTTCGAGTTTCAAACCGCGCTGCGTGCCTTCGGCGCAAGCAACGATCTCCTTGCTTATAACGTGGTTCGTGTGTCGGGCGAAGCGTTGCTCCTTGCCCGAAAGTTTCTTCAGCCTGCGTTTCGCGGCGCGGGTTTGCTTCTTTTGCAGCTTCCGGCGCAGGCGGCGATGGCGGCAGCGAACGCTCTTGATCTGGCTGCCGCTGTATTGCCTGCCATCGGAGTCCACCGCAATTTGCGCAATACCCAGATCGACTCCGAGGAATCCAGCCGCGGAAATCGGCGCGGCCTCGGGCGCATCGCAGGTGGCCGCAAGGTAGAACTCGCCGCGCTGATAGATCAGGTCAGACTCCCCGTGCTGCGTGGCCAGCAGAGCATATTGCCGCTCGCCGCCGACGAAGGAAAACTCGCGCCGGCCTTCCACGGTCCAGATAGAGACGCGGCGCTTCGCAATATCCCAGCGCAGGATGCGGGGGTCGTAGGCAATCGCTCCGTGTGGG